GATAAAAACAAAAACCAAACGCCATTAATATCGGCAACGCAGTTAAAAAAAATATCAGTTGCAAAGTATTGACCTTGAATCAATTCTTTTTGTTCGGGTGTTAGAATGTATCCTATCATTATACTTGTCTGCTTAAAGTGGTTTGAAACGCTTGTACTGCGGTGTAAAAGTTTGATGCTTGGGTGTCGGTTAATCCTAAACCTATGGAGGCAAAGGCACATTCTTTTGTTGATGGAGTTAATAAAGAACCGTCAAAGTTTGGTGCGCCTAAATAAATAGGTATGGCTGCAAGACCATTACTACCGATTAATCTTGTTTGAACTAATATACCATTTTTATAGGTTTTACTCTCAGAAGAAGATAATCGACTTTCAATAATTAAATTTAATGTATTTGCCAAGTTTGGTACTGCTTGACCAGGTGCATTTACAGCAACAAATCTGCTTGTACCATAATAATAAATACCATAAGTTTGAATTGAAACATTCAAAACCCCTATATCTATTTGAGATAGTGTGTTACTAGTCCTTGAATAAAACGAAATATGTGTATCATTTTGTCCAATATTACCTAAAGGTACTAATCCAGTATTCATAAACGCACTCGTTCCATTTGGCGTAACCCCCGTACTCGCAAAAGTCCAACCACTTGTAAAACTACCCGTAAAACTTGAACTCTTTAAGTTCTGCGCACACGCTGCCGCACTTGCTCCAACCATTGGATAAATGGCTTTCATAGGTGTCCATAGCGAATTGGCTTTTAAGTCCAAAACAAGTTGGTTAACCGCTTGTTTCTCGGTCAATGACAAAGAACCACCCGCAGTTGTTACCCTACCAAAGAACGCAACCGCATCCGCATCAAAGGAAGCAATCTGACTCGCTATTAATCCGTGACTTGCTAATATCATAATTTTTTATGCGATGTCGCCAAATAAATACCAATCATTTTCGCCAATCTTAATCAAGGTCGCACCTGAATACTGAGCATTGAGTTTCAACTTTCCCCCGTTACTACGAATCGTTACGCCACTTGTTGCCACGATTGTTGTCTGACCTGCTCCATACTGAGCCAAAAGGATTTGAGTGCCTGTGCTGAACGCTACCGAACTATTCAAAGGAACAGTCAAGTTGTTTGCACTGGCGTTGTTTATCTCTACCAATTTATCCGCATCACCAATGACTAAGGTATAGGATGCAGTTTGGCGGTTGGTAGTAATTAATTTTGCCGTCTTAGCATCAAGTGCAGTTTGCGTTGCAGTAGATACGGGTTTGTTTGCATCCGAAGTATTGTCAACATTGCCCAAACCGACATCGCCTTTTGCCAAATCAATGTTACCACTTCCAAGCAAGGATTGTCCTTCAATCGTCTTGATGTTGGTTGCGGATACTAAAGTATCTTGTTTGCCCGTGAATTGCGTTTGAATGTTATCGGTCAATCCATTCAAATAATCAAACTCCGCATTACTGATTGATCCCGTGCTGATTTTGGTAGCATCAATTCCGGTTGGCATATCACCTGCTGCTAAGTCCGCTCCAGCAGTTACCAAACCTTTCGCATCGTATGTGATTTTGGTTTTTGTTGCTCCCGTGATGGCGGTGTTTTCATCTACCTTGCCATCCAATGCAGTTTGTAAATCGGTTTGACTGCTTAGCGTACCAGTTACACCACCCCAAGCAACTGCCGAACTGATGGCAATGTTGCCGCTGCCAAGTATGGAAGTTGAGTTGATGGTCTTGATGTTTGTGCCTGATACAAGTGTTGCTTGTTTGGCATCCAATGCCGTTTGAGTCGCACTTGAAATTGGCTTGTTTGCATCTGAAGTATTGTCTACCGCATTCAATGCCAATGCCGTCTTCAAAGCAGTTGGTGTGATTTTCTTTGTTTCCGCTGCTGATGTGTCAACGATTGGAAACAAATCTGCTGCATTGTCAACCGTGACGATGGTGGTTAATTGGGATATCTTTTGATCTGCCATTATAGTAGTATTTTATCACCGCTTTCTAACAAGAGAAAATCTCCGTTCTCAAGAAGCATAAAGAGTATTTGTGTGGGTTGTTCAATCTCATAGATCTTCTCATTGAGAGTGACCTCGTATGATGTGCGAGTGACATCAAATTCAACTTTCAATACACCGCTTTCAACTTCTTCATCTGCCAATGCTGGTGACAAGTTAGTCGGTGATGTTTGTGCGTAGATTACATATTCAAACTCACCTGCATCAAGGTCAAATGTTGTACCCTCAATGACTGCAAATTTATTGTATCTCTCCGTTTGAGTTGAGATGTCAGTCAAGATGACCGTTGTCAATTCATTGGTCACACGATGAGTGAATGCAAACAAGAAATAAGGGTTTGCAATCGTGACTTTCTCAGTCAGAGTTACATACCAATTCTTTGATTCCGCTTTGTCAATTACCAACATCTTAATAAAATAGCGACTTGGGTTTTATGTAACAAAAAAGGGTGAGCAAATGCCCACCCCTTCTTTCCTATGATCAAGCAGAATTAAATGCCCAATGTGGTTGCAACTGAAGATTGAAGCAAGAATGGTGCTTCGGCTTCAATAGCGGATAGAGTCACCTCGTATCCCGTAGAATCACCCATTGCAGTACCTGTGTTGCTGACCATTGCAGTCACATCGCAGCCCAAGTCCTTACCAGCTAACCAATACTCATCGTTGTTCGTTTTCACGATTGCATAGCAACGACCTTGTGCAAGGAGTTTCATCTCGTTGCGTTTGGTTGTTGACAATCTGCGAAGTTTGAACGCAATGTCGGCTTGGTTGAAAGATGTGCCGTTCTCAATTGAAACATTTGTGGTGTTTGTCATTGAACCGGTTGCTTTCGGTAGCTCGTAAGTGTATACATCACCGCTCACTACAGTTGTCGCAGTTACTACACCACTAACAACGGTAAACTTTGATGCTGTCCAACTGATTAGGTGGATGCTTTTTATTCCTCCGATTGCTTCTTTGCAATCAAGGGTAAATCCGGAAGTTAATAAACAAGCCATCCTATTCTAAATTAAAGAGTGAAATAAACAACTTCAGATGGGAATGCAACCTGCACACCATACTTGAAAGTGAAACGAACACGAACTTCGTCAGCATCTTGAGAATACCACATTTTCACATCTTCTTCTTCGTTGGCAAGGTCAGTTCCCAAAAAGAAGTTAGACAATGAACCTGCGAACAATTTGTTTGTTCCGTTCAAACCACCAACGGCAATCAATTTCATATTGGTACCAGGATAAACCATCTCCATTTCAGTTGCAGCATCAGCCACATAATGAAACAAGTTGGCGTTCTTCAAGTTGACCAACATCAACTTGTAAGCATCAACACCCAAGAAACAAACTAAGTCAGTTTTGGTTGCAACGGCAGCAGGGATGTTTGCGTACACTTGATCCAAGATGTCATCAATGTTTGCATTGGTGATAGATGTGAAAGTTGTTGGAGCAGCATTTGCCAATACTGGAGATGCAGCAGCGATGATCTTGCTGAATCCATCAAAACGGCTCAAGTTAGGATTACCACTTGCGGTGTCACCTTGCCACATTGCAGTTTCCAAAGTTTGTGCAATCACGGCTGCTTTTTCGTTACCAATCTGCTCCTCAAAAGGAATCATTGTTGGTGAACCAGGCATAATTTGTGTTTGCATCCACTTTGCTTCCAAAGTTTTAGGGCAAAGAGTTTCTTCAACTTTCACAGCACCAACGGTGATGTTTCTTTGAGTGAAGGTAGTCACACCACTTGGGTTGTAACCACAACCATCAGCTTGGAAGTAGACAGTTGAAGCAAGGATGTTCAAAGATGCAGCAGATTTTACTCCAACTTGCACTTGGTTTGCGGCATACATAGTTGCAGCAGTTTTGTTGCTGAACAATGCTTTTACCAACAGATCAGTTGACTGCTCGTTGGTGTAGGCGGCTAAGGACGATACGGTAAATGACATTTTTTTATTTGTTTAGTGAGTTTTTGAATTTTGCGAGTGCTTCAAACTTGTCGTTTTTCTTGCTTGAAACGGGGATTTTTGTGGGTTCTTCAGAAGGAAGATCAGCAACTTTCTCAATCAAGTCAATTGCTTTGCTCATTGCTTCTTTGTGGGTGTTGTTTGATGCAGTCAATGATGCAACCTTTGCAGTCAAATCAGCAATGGCAGTTTCCATCTTGGCAACAACTTCGTTGAATGCAGTCATTGTTGCGAATTCTTCCGCAGCAACTTCAACTTCAACTTCAACTTCAGGTTCTACCATTTCAGTCACAAGACCGGCAACGGTAGTCACCAACAATCCACCTTCAACTTCGTGAGTTGCATCAGGTGCTGGAATGTTTCCTTCGGCAGTTTGAACGAATACGGCAGTACCTACAGCCAATTCGCCTTCCCATTCAATTGTGCTTCCATCAGTCAACACAGCGGTTGCCAATTCAACGGAAGGATTTAGAACATCATCGGAGAATCCCAACAATGACCTAATTTCTGTTAATACTTCTTTAGTGTTCATTTGTATAGTAATTAGAGTTTGTTATATAGTGTTGCAATTTGTATATTGAAATCGGATGTTTTTGCTTTTACGCATCATCCTTTTTCGGATAGCGGGATAATTTGTATTTGTCGTTAAACAAGCCATTGACAAGGAAGGATAAAAAATGCCAGTTTCAATATCAATCACTTCTTTTGATACATTTTTAAGCAAAGCGTTTTTTTGTTTTGATGTAACAAATCTTAATCCCGTTTTATAAGCGTGGTTCATATTTCCCGTAGCAGTCACAATTTCAAGATTGCTCAAATTGTTGTTTAATTTTACCCCATCAATGTGATTGATTTGAAAGGTTGAGCAATCTCCTAAATAAGTTTCTGCCATTAACCGATGCACATATCTTCTATATTGTTTTCCATTCATCCACAATGAAACGGAAGAATACCCACTTGTGATGCAACCTTTCAAATTATTAGTTACACCAACTCTTCGTACATTGCCATTTTGTGAAATTTCATAAACGGGCAAACTTGGTATTATTTTGTATGTCTCCATATATACAAATAGCATTCGTATATCATTGTGACATTATTTGCCATTCCATTTGGAAAGGATTGATTTCATTTGCTCAATTAGTTGCTCATCAGCATCAGCCGGGAAGTCAAAAACACCTTCAACGCTGAATCCTTTGAACTCACCTGACTTCACTTTTGAC